GAGGCGGCGCGTCTCGGCGTGGACATCCAGAAGGACAAGGCGGCCCTTGCGGCCAAGCAGCAGATTGAAGGTGTACGACTCGGGCTTGATATCGGCAAAGCACGAGACGACGTGGACATGCGTCGTAGACAAGCCGAGCAAACTCAACAGCCAGAAGGCGGGAGCAGTGAAGCATGAGTTATTCCAACGCTCTGGAATACTTGGACGCAAAACTCCAAGAAGAGCGCATCTTGATCGTTGAAGCCGTCGTGCAGGGCAAACTGGACGAGGGTGAATACAAACGACTTTGCGGGGCTTTACAGGGTCTTGAACTCGCAAAGAACCACATCAAAGACCTTGCAAAACGCTTGGAGCGCGATGATGAGTAACATTGATATTGAAGCGACTAAAGAGCAGGCAGAAAGGGCGAAGCTTCTCCCTGAGCCGAAAGGGTACCGAATCCTCTGCGCAGTGCCGCAGGTGGAGGAGGAGTATGAAGGGGGCCTGATCAAGGCTGAGGACACCAAGAAGACCGAGGAGCAGACGACCGTCGTCCTGTTCGTGGTCAAGATGGGCGACCTTTGCTATGCCGACAAGGATCGGTTCCCGACCGGCCCGTGGTGCAAGGAGGGGGACTTCGTGCTGACACGACCCTATTCCGGCACCCGCGTGGTCATCCACGGACGTGAGTTCCGCATCATCAACGACGACACGGTGGAAGCGGTGGTCCAAGACCCCCGTGGCATCCGTCGCGCATAAGGAGTTGTTTTTATGCAACAGGAAGAGTTTAAGTTCCCTGACGAACCTGCAGCCGAAAGCGTGCAGAGTCAGGCTAACGATATTGAGATCAAGATCGAGGACGATACCCCGCCAGAGGACAGGGGCCGTAAGCCCCTCCCGAAGGAGATCGTAGACGAGCTCGACAAGGACGACCTTGAGGAATACTCCGAAAAGGTCAAGAAGCGCCTTGGGCAGATGAAGAAGGTCTGGCACGACGAACGCCGTGCCAAGGAGGCCGTTGCCCGTGAAAAGGACGAGGCCCTTAAGTTTGCTCAGGCCCAGATGGAAGAGAACCGTCGCCTGAAGCAGCGTCTCGGGACGGGCGAAAAAGCCTACATCCAAGAGGTTACCAAGGCCGCTACCAACGAGCTGAACACTGCCAAGGACCGCCTGAAGCAGGCGTACGACTCCGGGGACTCTGAAAAGATCACCGAGGCGCAGGAAGCCCTGACCGACGCCAAGCTCCGCCTTAAGGAGTACGAACGCTTCCAGCCCTCTTTACAAGACGAACCAGAAAGAGTACAACCCACACAACAGGTTACGACGCCGCCGCAACCCGCTGACCAGAAAGCAGAAAACTGGAAGGCGAGGAACACGTGGTTCGGCGATGACGAGGAGATGACCGCCCTCGCACTCGGCCTGCATGAGAAGTTGGTCCGGTCTGGTGTTGATCCGCGTAGTGACGATTACTATCGGCGAATTGACGAGACCATGAGGAAGCGTTTTCCTGAGTCCTTCAACGAAGGCGAGGCAGACGAGGCTCCTCAAACGAGGGAGGCTGAAAAGCCCGCTCGCGCAAAGCCAGCCAATGTAGTGGCTCCAGTAACGCGGGGAACCGCGCCGCGTCAGGTCCGCCTGACACCGACTCAAGTTGCGCTTGCCAAGAAGCTTGGCATTAGCAATGAACAGTACGCACGTGAAATCATGAAATTGGAGAATAACAATGGCTGAGAACAGACTTACTCGTGAACTCGAAAACCGAGAATCCGCACAGCGCAAGATCGCTTGGGCACCCCCACAGGTTCTTCCTGCACCAAAGGAACAGCCGGGTTGGGTATTCAGGTGGATCCGGACCAGTTTGATGGGCACATCAGACCCAACGAACACGTCCTCCAAGCTCCGTGAAGGTTGGGAGCCCTGCAAGGCCGAAGACCACCCGGAGTTGATGCTACAGGCTGATCCGAACTCCCGCTTCAAGGGAAACATCGAGATCGGCGGACTGTTGTTGTGCAAGGCCCCTGAAGAGATGATGAACCAGCGTACAGATTACTATCTCAAGCAGGCTCAGGCTCAGATGGAAGCCGTGGACAACAACTTTATGAGCCAGAAAGATAACCGCTCGAACATGGCGATCTTTAATGATCGCAAGTCGAACATCTCTTTCGGCAAAGGTAAATAAATTCATCTTTTAGGAGTATCAAATGGCTTACCCCACTGTTGATGCCCCTTACGGACTTAAGCCGGTCAATTTGGTCGGCGGCCTTCCGTTTGCGGGTGCTACTCGACAGATTCCGATTGGTAACGCGTACGGCACTGCCATCTATAACGGCGATGTCGTGCAGCTGAACTCGTCGGGAAATGTCATCATCACGACCCTTCAGAATCAGGCCACCAACTCGGTTGCCGGTGTGATCGGCGTGTTCCTTGGCTGTTCCTACACGAACCCGGCTACGAAGCAGAAGCTGTTCTCGCAGTACTATCCGGGCGCGGTGGCGGCTGACGACATCACGGCGTACATCTCGGATGATCCGAACGCGCTGTACAAGGTCGTCAACGTGACCAGCAACGTGGCGGACAGCACGTCGGGCGGTCTTCTCCCGGCGTACATCAGCCGTGCCAACTCGTTTGGCACCAACGCGGAGCTCGTTCTCAACACGGGTTCCTCGACGACTGGCAACAGCCGTATGGGCGTGTTCATCAACAACGTTGCGACTTCGCTGCCGCTCCGTGTTGTGGACGTCGTTACCGATTCGGTCAACTCCAGCGGCAACTTTGTTGAGTTCATCGTGAAGTTCAACGCGACTTACCACGCGTACAACAACACGGTCGGCACCTAATAGGGAGTTCTAAGAAATGGCTATTTCACGCGCACAACTTCTTAAGGAGCTGCTGCCCGGCCTGAACGCCCTGTTCGGTCTGGAGTACAAGCAGTACGGTGAGGAGCACAAGGAGATCTACGAGACTGAGACCTCCGAGCGTTCCTTTGAAGAAGAGACGAAGCTGAGCGGGTTCTCCGCTGCCCCGGTCAAGCCCGAGGGTCAGGCCATTGCGTACGATAACGCGCAGGAAGCTTGGACGGCTCGTTACAACCACGAGACGATTGCTCTCGGCTTCTCCATCACGGAAGAGGCGATTGAGGACAATCTGTACGACTCGCTCAGCAAGCGCTACACCAAGGGCCTTGCTCGCGCTATGGCGTACACGAAGCAGGTTAAGGCTGCTGCGGTGCTGAACAACGCTTTTGCCACGGCTGTGACCGGTGGCGACGGCGTGTCGCTCTGTAACGCTGCCCACCCGCTCGTCTCGGGCGGCACCAACAGCAACCGTCTGACCGCTTCGGACCTCAACGAGACTTCGCTTGAGGCTGCGGTGATTCAGATCGCTGGGTGGACCGACGAACGTGGTCTGCTCATCGCTGCGAAGCCGCGCAAGCTCATCGTGCCCCCGGCTCTGATGTTCGTCGCCAAGCGCCTCCTCGACACGGAGCTCCGTGTTGCGACCGCTGACAACGACATCAACGCCCTCAAGGCGATGGGTTCGATTCCGGAAGGCTACACGGTCAACCACTTCCTGACTGATCCGAACGGCTGGTTCCTCCGAACCGACGTCCCGAACGGTCTGAAGCACTTTGTCCGTACGCCGCTGGCGAACTCGATGGACGGGGATTTCGATACGGGCAACGTCCGTTACAAGAGCCGTGAGCGCTACAGCTTCGGCTGGTCGGACCCCCTGGGCATTTTCGGCTCGCCGGGTTCGTCCTGATAAATCAAGCACTTACGTGTTTGGGAAGGGGCCTTCGGGCCCCTTCTTTTTGTCTATTGTGTTATTAGTTTAGATTAGGTACCGTAACTAAATGAAAGGCGGAATCTACAAAATCATCAACGTCCTTAACAACAAGTTCTACGTCGGTAGCGCCGTGGACTTTAAAAGACGGAAACGCCTGCATTGGTGGCGTTTGCGGCGGGGCGATCACGCTAATAAACATCTTCAAGCTGCGTGGAATAAGTACGGGGAAAAAGCCTTCACGTTTGTAATTGTCGAAGAACATCCAGAAGGGGCGGACCTGCTTGTTGCCGAAAATGTGTGGCTTAAAGAACACGTTGGTAAAGATTATTGCTATAACTTAGGCACTGACGCTACCGCTCCTAATCTAGGACTGTTTGGCGAAAAGAACTACATGTGGGGGAAGACCTTCAGCCATACCCCTGAAGCCAAACTTAAAATCGGCAAACACAGCCGTGGCCGTCATCACAGCCAAGAATCCCGCGAAAAGATCCGGGCCTACTTGATCGGGAAGCCTAAATCTGCCGAAACCCGAGCCAAGATCTCTGTGGCGATGTCGGGGGAACGGAACCCCAACTACGGTAAGCCCCGTGATGCCGCCTTCCTCGCCAAGGTGTGCCGCCGGATCGTAGTCATCAAGTCGGACGGAACCTCGCGGGTTTATCCGAGCATCAAGGCGCTTTGTGAGCAGCTTAAGCTTACGCCCCCTACCGTAAATCGGGCCCTGAAATCAGGCCGTCCCATCACCCGTGGCCCCTGCAAAGGTTGGGTGTTTAAGGCTGTTGACACCCTTTCTGATTGAGCGTATACAGAGTCATCGGGAAAAATTCGCTTATCAGACAGCCCCGACTGACGACATGCAGACTGATAAGCACCGTTATTACTCGCATGTGAGGAGATATACATGGGTACGACTACGTTCTCTGGCCCGGTTGTTTCGCAGAACGGCTTCGTTGGCGATTTCACCGGTAACATCACGGGCAATGTCACGGGCAATGTCACGGGCGATGTCTTCGCTTCGGTTCAGTCCCTCTCGGGCGCTGGTGCGGTCAACGTGACCGATATGTTCACCTCGCTCACCACGTCCGGTGTGTCGCAGGCCCTGACGCTTGCCAACGGCACGGTGGGGCAGATGAAAATCATCGCTCACGCGGTTGATGGTGGTTCGGCGGTGCTCACCCCGACCACGAAGATCGGCTTCACCACGATTACGTTTACGAACGTTGGCGATGCTGCCACCCTGATCTACACCGCCGCTGGTTGGGCTATCGTGGGCATCAGTGGCGCGGTTGCTGCTTAATAGGAGCCTTACATGGCTATGCAAACAGACGTCTTAGCCAGTGCGGTAAGGACGACTGATGGTCTTCTTGCAGACCAAGCGGGCAACACCCTCGGGCGCAACCGTGTCAAGGCGATCTACATCGTCCCGGATACGGGTGCGGGCAGCGTGGTGTTAAAAGACGGTGGCGCTTCGGGTTCGGTCAAGTTGACCATCAATACCCTTGTGTCATCGACAAGCCCGGACTACATCCTCATCCCCGGCGAAGGCTTGCTCTTCCAGACCAACATCTACGTCGATCTGACGGACGTGGTCTCGGTGATGGTGTTCTATGGCTAAGTCTCCTGCGTGGCAACGCAAGGAAGGGAAGAACCCGGCTGGCGGCTTGAATGCCAAAGGCCGGGCTTCCTACAACAAGGCCAACCCCGGCAAGCCGGGTCTTAAGCGTCCGCAGCCTGAAGGCGGTGCCCGTCGTGATTCGTTCTGTGCCCGGATGAAAGGCATGAAGCGCAAGCTCACGAGTGCCAAGACAGCGAATGATCCGAACAGCCGGATCAACAAGTCGCTCAGGGCGTGGAATTGCTGAGATGGACGCTTTCATCTGGAACATGATCCTGACCGGTGTTGTGACCATCATCGGGTACGTGATGAAAGAGAAGTCTGACGAGATCCAGCGTATTGGGATCTTGCTCAACAAGACCCGCGAAGAAGTTGCACGGGATCACATAACGCGGGTTGAGGTGCAGGCCAACTCGCAGATGCTCTTGGACCGGCTTGACCGCCTTGAGCAGAAGATCGACCGACTGATGGAGCAGCACCGTGCCTAGTAAGTCAAAAGCGCAGCGTAATCTGATGGCTGCTGCCGCCCATAACCCAGCCTTTGCCAAGAAAGTCGGAGTCCCGACCAAGGTGGCGAAGGAATTCAACAAGGCCGACAAAGGCCGTAAATTTAGGAGTAAGTCGAAATGAAGATGAAAATGAAAGGTATGGCTGACAAGGCCGGTCGCGCCATGAAGCGTCGTACGCCGGACACGATGGGCCGTGCAATGATGAAGGGCTACAAGGAAGGCGGCTCGGTCTACCGCAAGGGTGCCGATGGCATCACTGCTAAGGGCAAGACCAAGGGCAAGATGGTCAAGATGGCTTACGGCGGTAAGTGCTAATGGCGAGTGCGAAAAGAACTTCCAACGAGGCAACGCCTCCGCCGGATAGCGCAGATCGCCGGGAGTTCTTGAAGGAGCAGGAAAGGATGCGTCGTGAGCAAGAGGCGGCTGCTGCTGAGCGCCGTCGCAGGGCTGCGGCGCGTGAGGCTTCTTCGTCCGATGCGAAGCTGGAGCAGGCCGCGAAGGATCAGGCTCAGGCAGCGAAAGATCGGCAGATGAGAGAAGCTGCTGAACGTGCAAGGCGTCAGCCGATGTTTAAGCATGGCGGTGCTGTGAAGAAGTACGCCAAGGGCGGCTCCGTCTCGTCCGCGTCCAAGCGGGCTGATGGCTGCGCTACCAAGGGCAAGACTCGCGGGAAGTTCGTCTGATGATGCCGTCGCGTGGTATGGGTGCTATGGCTCCTAGCAAGATCCCTCGTGCCAAGCGACGTGGGGACGACAAGCCCGTGATCGGGACTGACGAGCCGATTCGCCATGCCAAGGGGGGCAAGGTGAAGAGCAAGGTCAACGAGGCCGGGAACTACACCAAGCCCGGCATGCGTGAGAGCCTGTTCAAGTCGATCAAGTCTCGGGCTGTGCAGGGTACCAAGGCAGGTCAGTGGAGCGCGAGAAAAAGCCAACTGTTGGCTAAGGAATATAAACGGCGGGGCGGTGGATACAGAGACTAAAATTTGTACGGGGTGCCAGCAAGAAAAGCCGCTGACTGAATTTTTTAGTCGCGGAGGGAAGTTGGTGCATTTGTACAAATCGCAGTGCAAATTGTGCATGCAAGCTAAGCGGCAAGCGTGGGCAGAACAAAATCGTGACCATTTAAATGATTGGCGGCGCAATAATTGGGTAGTAACTAATCGGCGGTTACGTCGGCGGGGCGCTACTCAAGACATGTATAACGCTATGTATGAAGCGCAAAAAGGTTGTTGCGCTTTGTGCAACGAACCAGAAGAAAAGTTTTCGTGGTTATGTATTGATCATGATCATGAGACCGGGAAAATTCGTGGACTGCTTTGTCCTAATTGCAACCGAGGATTGGGACTGCTAAAAGACAACGCAAATTTGTTGCAAAAAGCAGCCGAATATATTACGGCTAACAAACCGTTAGAAGTTAGAGAAAAAGCATGAAAGCCCCACAGCAGTCGCTTAAGGCGTGGACTCAGCAGAAATGGAGAACCAAAAGTGGTAAACGATCTTCTGACACGGGTGAAAGATATCTTCCGGAATCTGCGATCAATGCTCTCAGCTCCTCCGAGTATGCCCGAACCACCGCCGCCAAGCGTAAAGGAAAAGCGCAAGGCAAGCAGTTCGTCCGGCAACCCAAGGGCATTGCTGCTAAAACGCGCAGCTTCCGCCAAGCGGGTAAAGGATAAGAAGTAATGGCCGACAAGACTACAGCCACAACCGACTTTAACCTCGACCTCAACACCATCGTGGAAGAGGCTTTCGAGCGTTGCGGCGCGGAACTGCGTAGCGGTTACGATCTGCGTACGGCCAAGCGTAGTCTGTCCCTGTTGCTCATGGACTGGTCCAATCGGGGCATCAATCTGTGGACGCTTGAGCAGGGCACGCATGCCTTGACCTACAACGTCGGGACCTATGACCTCCCTGCCGACACGGTGGACCTGCTTGACCATGTGATCCGGACGGGCACGGGCACGAACCAGATCGACATCAACATCAGCCGGATTTCGTCCAGCACCTACGTTGCCATCCCGAACAAAAACGCGACGGGGCGTCCGATCCAGATCTGGATCAATCGTCGTACGGGTGCAACCGATGCCAATAATATCGTGGTCTATCCGCAGTTCACGGTGTGGCCGAAGCCCGACAACAGCACCCCGTACACCATTTACTACACCCGGCTGCGCCGCATGTTCGACGTGGGTAATGGCTCTAACGGGCAGGATATCCCGTTCCGCTTCCTGCCCTGCATGGTCGCGGGCTTGGCCTACATGCTCTCAATGAAGATTCCCGGCGCTGATGTTCGGACGATGACGCTCAAGGCTCAGTACGACGAGGCTTGGGATCTGGCTGCGGGCGAGGATCGGGAGAAGGCTGCGGTGCGGTTCGTGCCGAGACAGAGCTTCCTTGGGGGCTACTGATGCCTAATCGGTTTGCAAGTGGCAAAAATGCTATCTCGCAGTGTGACCGCTGCGGGTGGCGCTTTAAGCTGAA